GCTGTTGGTCGCGGCGAAAAGTTACCTACCGAAAAAGGCGCTGGATTAACAGCAAAAGGTAGGGCAAAATACAACCGTGAAAATGGATCAAACCTAAAGGCTCCGCAACCCAAGGGCGGCCCAAGAAAAGATTCTTTTTGCGCACGAATGTCAGGCGTTGTGGAACACGCAAAGGGTGATGCGCCACGGGCCAAGGCGTCGTTAAAGCGCTGGAATTGCCCCGGCTGGTAAAGGGATCAAGATGGCTTACTCAGGAACCGTTGGAACTACCGTAATTGACGTACAAACCCTGATTGACCATGGGGCGCGTCGGTGCGGCAAATTGGCTGAGGAGTTGACTGTTGAGCAGGTTCAGTCTGCCCGCGAGTCGCTGTACTTTTTCTTAAGCCACCTGATAAACCGAGGCATCCAGTATTGGTGCATCAACAAGGTGGTTCTTGGGCTCAAGGCAAACGAGTACATCTACAGCCTGCCGCTTGGCGCTGTGGACGCCCTGAACGTGCTGTACAGGACTATGACAAGGCCAACTGGCACCTATAGCTCCTCGGCTGGTGGCGTCGCCGCAAACGCCTTTGATGAGGACATAGAAACTTACTGTTTGCAAACAACAGCGGCTGGCAACATTGCCATTGATTACGGCGTCAGCGATCCCTACTACATTGGCTCAATTGGCTTCATGCCATACGTGTCGGGTGGGGGGTCACAAACGTGGAATTACGTGTTTGAAAGCTCATTGGATGGGATAACGTGGACGACGCTGTACACGGGAACCTCGGTTGAGGTGACTGATAAACAGTGGGTGTGGCAGGACATAGACCCGGGAGCCACCGTTGCTTACTACCGCATGAGTGCCACAAGCACCACCATCTTGGCCTTGCGAGAGCTTTACTTTGGCACCGATGGGCGTGAGATCCAAATGTCCCGCCTTAACCGCGACGACTACACCAACCTGCCAAACAAACAATTTACAGCCAACCAGCCATTTCAATTTTGGTTTAACCGAACAATCCCTGTACCGCAGATGAACGTATGGCCTGTTCCAAGCTCAAGCTTTGTCCAAGCCACTGTTTGGTACTCGCGTCAAGTTATGGACGTTGGCCAACTTTATGGCGAAATAGAAGTGCCCCAACGGTGGTATGAGGCAGTCCTGATGAATTTGTCGCACCGCATGTCCATGGAGTTGCCGAACGTCGACATGGTACGTACCCAGTACCTTGAGACCCAAGCGGCGCGTTATCAGCTTGAAGCTGAGCAAGAAGAGAGGGATAATTCACCCATCTATTGGGCTCCCAACATTTCTGTCTACACAAGGTAAGCATGCCAGTATTCCTAAACACCGAAGGGCTCACAACGATAGCAATCGCTATTTGCGACAGGTGCAGGATGAAGCGTGCCTTGGCAGAGTTGGAGAGCGACCCGAACTTCCCCGGTCTTCGCGTCTGTGGAACCGTTGACCAAGGCTGTAAAGACAACATGGATCCCTACCGACAAGCCGCCCGACAAACCGAACGCATCAATCTTCGTTTTCCGCGACCTGATAGCACATTGACCCAAGTCGATGATCAGTCCCCCGATTACGAAGGCAAATACGGCCCAACGTAAAGGAAAAACATGGCACAGTCAGGCTTTACACCAATAAAAATCTACTCCTCAGCCACTGCCGCCGCTGTGCCTTTGGCGGCAAACCTTGTTGCTGGCGAGTTGGCCATCAACACCGCTGACGGTAAGCTGTACTTTGAAAATAGTAGTGGCGCGGTGACGCTTTTGGCGTCAAGCAACATTACAAGCATGTTGGATGGAATATCCACCACGCAAGGCGACATTTTGTATCGCGGTGCGTCGACGTGGCAAGCCCTGTCGCCGGGTGTCTCGGGCTACGTTCTCCAAACCAATGGCGCTGGCGCTAATCCTTCTTGGGCAATTGGTAGTGGTGGCGGTGCTGTTACAAGCTTCTCCGCTGGATCAACTGGCCTTACCCCTAGCACAGCAACAACTGGCGCAGTTACTCTTGCAGGAACGCTTGGCGTTGGGAATGGCGGCACTGGGCTGGCCTCTTACACCATAGGCGACACAGTCTACGCAAGCGCAACAACGACCTTGACCAAGCTTGCAATTGGCACTGCTTATCAGATAAATGCGGTAAATTCGGGTGGAACCGCCCCATCATGGCAAGGTCTTTCTTCTTTAATTGATAACGCCCTAAGCGCATCAACACAAGGTCAAATCCTTTACCGTAACGCTTCAACTTGGGTGGCGTTGCCAACAGGCACAAATGGCCAAGTTCTTACCACTGGCGGTGCTTCCGCAAACCCCTCTTGGGCCACCGCCGCCGCAGGCCTAACTGGCTTTACTGCCGCTCAAGACTCAATTGCCCCTAACGCAACAATCCCTGTCAGCACATTAACCGCAACAGCCGCCGCCGTCAATGTTGACATTGCCATCATACCCAAGGGTGCTGGTGCATTCCTGCTTGCCCTGCCTGACGCTTTAACTGCGGGTGGCAACAAGCGAGGAAATTACGCAATTGATTTGCAGTTGGTTCGCGCCTCTGCCTCGCAGGTTGCAAGCTCTAACAACGCAGGAATACTTGGCGGTCAAAGTAACACTGCAACCGCCACATATGCGGTTGTAATTGGAGGTGACACAAACATCGCATCAGGATCTTATGCGCTTGTTCATGGAACAAACAGCACCGCAGACGCAGTGCAATCCATGGCGGTTGGCGCTTGGGCAACATCTCGTGCTGTGGTTGGGTATAGAGCATTTGCACCCAATGCGCCTATTGCAAGCGCTCTTGGCAACACCCAAATGGGCTTTGTGACGGTTGGCGTTCAAACAACTGACGCAACTGCAACAATTCTTCGATCCAACACATCTGCCGCCGCTTCAACAAACCAATACTATGTTCCAGCACAGGGAATTTCCACCTTTACCATACTGATTGCCTGCGGCATTACTGGCGCATCAAATTCCAAAGCTTGGGAATTTAAAGGGGCCGCTAAAAAGGGAAGCACCGAAGGCTCAAACGTTATTGTTGGCGCATTGACCAAAAATGTATTGGCCGCAGATGCGGGAGCCTCGGCTTGGGATGTTGCCGTTACTGCAAACACAACGACTGGCTGTATAACAATCACGGCAACTGGCCAAGCGGCAACCACCATTCGCTGGAGCGCAACCATCATTGCAACTGAGGTATCCTACTAATGGCTATTAACTTTGACAACTCAAATGCTGGCGTCATCACGCTCAAGCCCGCCTCCAGCGGAAACTTCTCGCTTGTTTTACCAAGCGCAGATGGCACCGCCAATCAGGTTATAAAAACCGATGGAGCAGGAGCTTTAAGCTTTGGTTCCGCTACTATTGGAACAAATGCTGTTGTTACGGCGTTGTTGGAAACCGTAACAGTTTCAGGCACCGCGCCAACAGCAACATTCAACTACGACGTAAATACGCAATCTGTTTTGCTTAACACAGCCAACGCAGTGAACAACTGGACTTTAAACGTAAGGGGTGCTTCAGGAGTCACATTGAACTCAACGATGGCCATTGGTAATTCAATAACTATTGCGCACGCCCAAACTGTAAATTCAATTACTTTTTACAACTCGGCATTCACAATTGACAGCGTTTCTGTGACCCCAAAATGGACAAATGCAACAGCCCCAACAAACAGCGCTGGCACTGGTATTGATATGTACGTGTACACAATTATGAAAACAGCCTCGGCAACCTATACCGTGTTTGCATCTAGAACCAACTACACCTAATACCATGCCATTTTTAGCAACAGCAGGATCAGGTGCGGCACAAGGTCTTGGGCAAAATCTCAAGTTGCCTACTATTTTTTCGGGCGTGCCAATTGAGAATTTTTTTCAAACAGGTACTGTGGTTACAGGGCTCGGGGTGGCTTGGACTATTAACTGCCCCGGGATGCCGGGCAAAACCACCACGGCAACAGGTTGGGGTTTAATGTTGATAAAGGTGGGTAAAGACGTAAGTGGAACACGTAGTTATGAGTCAGGAGTATTCTTAGTTTTTGATTCAGGGGTTGGTACTGGAAGATATGTAAAAAATAATTCAGGCGAGACTACCGACGCTCAATCCCTTACCTCAGTCACAGGCAACCCATCGGATTTAACCTTTACTTTTGGAACTTCGTCGGTCACCTCAGGAAGTGCAACCACAAAATTTGTTTGGAAGTATTATGCTTTTTACCAAGGCGATACTGGATTTGGATTTACGCGTAATCTTTACACGGGCGACAACACCACAAACAGGGTTATCAGCGGTGCTACACCAGCGGTAACTTGGACGCCAAACATGGTCATGGTCTTGGATAGAAGCAATGGAAACATGTGGTGGTGGGATGAGCTACAAACTAGAAGTCATGTCCAGTTTATTAATGGTGATGATGTAACTGCCAAAACCAAATCAACCATGACAACTGGCTTGACTAGTATGTGGGGAAGTGGGTCAGGGGGAGGTGCTAATGCAATTACGGTTGGCTACTCTGCCGCAGGCCCATATGCAAACGCCACCTCAAACCAATACATTTGTTGGATGTTTGACAACAATGCAAGCTATGGGGCAAAAGCGGCGCAACAAGCATTTCAGGGGTCGCTTTATTCGGGTAACGGCTCGGCAAAAACTACAGCAATAACGCCAACCAATACATTTACTCAAGGCATCTCAATGATGTTAATGGCTCGTACTGGCGGGCTTACTGCACCAATATCAATGACTATGGATGGGTTTGGCACCAGCGCCGCAGTCACTGTCGCTGGCTCGTTGACCCCATGTCCATTTGCTTTAAATACAGGCACTGGAATCGTAGTGCAATATATTAATTATGGCGACCTTTATGCATACGACGCCGCAACCAA